AAGCTGACAGACAAACACCTATCAAGGTAGGTAGGTATCTCAATCGGTTTACTAAAGGGCTGACTGAGAATAGAATACGCGAGGTAGTAGAAGCTCACAATGCCTGCTTCGATACAGGTGAGCTAGAAGTTGCTACCACGTCTAAGGATATTGTGCAGGTGTATATGAATGGTCCAAATTCGTGTATGTCTCATCATACCGATAACTTCTCTAGTTCTGAACACCCCACTGTTGTGTATGGGTCTGGAGATTTAGGCATTGCCTACATTGGTGGTTTAGCCAAACCTAGGGCTAGGGCATTAGTATACCTTAAGAAAAAAGTATACAGCACTATCTATGGAGATATAGCTAGGCTTAAGTCTATACTCGATAAGAGTGGGTACAAAGAAGACACAGGTGCTGACTTCGAGGGTGCTAAGGTTAATAAGATTAATTGTCAAAACAACCCTGACTTATATATTATGCCATACCTAGATAACGACTACGGTGTTTCTTATGCCACACCTGAGAGAAAACATTTTGTTATGTCTCATAGCCCTGACTATTGTGCTCAGTATACCCACGGTCTACACGAAGAATGTGGTTGGTGGTGTGGTTGGTGTGAAGAGAATCAGCATGAGGGCGACGACTGTGTATATACAGAGAATGCAGGCGATATTTGTTGGAGTTGCTATGAGAATGACTTCTTTACGTGTGAAGAGTGTGATGAGGTAATGCATAATGACGAATGGCGAACTGTAAATTACTTCCGTACTAGGCAGGTAACTACAGATAAGTTAGACCCTAAGACAAATACTTATATAGTGCGTCAAGAACGTATCAGGGACGAGCGAGGTGTATGTAGTTGTTGTACAGATAATTACCACTACTGTGAATCTTGTGATGAGGTTTTCGAGGAGTGTACTAACTCTGGAGAAGACGACATGTACAGGTGTGAAGACTGCCACACAGAACATGAAGAAGAAGTTGAAGCAGGCAAACATAATCAAGAATTACAACAGGAGCAAGATAATAATGAAGAATAAAAAGTCTTTTAGAGTAGACACTCAAGAACTCTATAATATACTAACCTATCGTCGAGGTGCTGATAGCAAAGGCGAAGAGAAGATGATAAATAGGTACATCAAACCCTTAGGTATGCAACAGGACAAAGCAGGTAACCTATACAAAGTAATAGGTAATAACCCAAATGTTATGTGGTCTTGTCATACCGATACTGTGCATAGTTCGAAAGGTAAGCACAAACAAACTATTTATCTAGATAATGGTGGCAATCCCACCAAGATATTCAAGAATGATAAAGAGCCACTCGGTGCTGATTGTGGTACTGGTGTATGGATAATGATGAATATGATACGTAATAATATCAATGGTCTATACATATTTCACAGAGCAGAAGAGTGTGGTGGTATCGGTTCTACTTATATAAGTAGTGATACACCTGAGCTTATCAAAGATATAGAGATAGCTATAGCATTCGATAGGTACGGATACGATAGTGTTATTACCCATCAGGGTGGTATGCGATGCTGTTCCGATACGTTTGGTAATGCATTGGCTAATCTCTTACAAGATGTACACTTCTATAAACTAGACCAAACAGGTTCGTTTACAGATACAGATAACTATGCAGAGCAGATATCTGAGTGTACTAATATATCGGTGGGTTACTTTGACCAACATAGTAGCAAAGAATATCAGGACATACCACATGCAGTTTCCCTATGTAATTATATGTGTGAGCATGGTAATGAGTTCTCTAAGCTACCAGTCAAACGTGACCCATCGGTAGTTGATTATCGCAATACTTGGAACAGGTATTCTTGGGGTAAGAAGATACAAGATACCGACGAGCTTATAGATGTGATAGCTGACTACCCTGACATTACTGCAAGTATATTGCGTGAAGCATTGGGTGGTCATATATCCGACCAAGAGATAATCAAGCACATAGAAGATAGGTACTACGACGGAAATAGTGGCTATAATTATTATGAAAACGCACCATTTTAATAGGAGAATACTATGCTAGTAGCAGAAGCTTTATTTTGTTTAGCTCTTAACGTGTACCACGAAGCTAAGAACCAATCATTAATTGGACAGATAGCCGTGGCACAAGTTGTTATGAACAGGGTTGAAGATGAGAGATACCCTAATACAGTGTGTGAGGTAGTAGAACAAGGTCCAACCTATTCTTGGAAGCCTGACTACCCTGTAAAAAATAGATGCCAATTCAGTTGGTATTGTGATGGCAAGAGTGACGTACCCAAAGACTTAGATGCTTGGGAACAGTCAATGCTTGTAGCGCATGGTGTGTACCACGGTAACCTGGACGACTTTGTTGAGGGTGCTACACACTACCATGCTCATTATGTACTGCCATCGTGGGCTAGTACAAAGACTTACATAACTAGAATAGAAGACCATATCTTCTATAGATGGGATATTAAATATGAATAAACCTTACACTAAAGATGACTTGGCAGGACTAAAAGAAGACTTACAGTATGCTGATATTCGTGCTAAACAATGTGCTAAAGATAATGACCATAAATTACAGTACTCTAATAGTTGGGCAAGAGAACATAGTAGGTTAAGAAAACTTATAAAGTTTATTGAGTCAGGCTTAAAAGTTCAAGAGTATGAAAGTGGTGAAGTGCTGATTAATGATAAATTTGTAGTAACATTGTACAACGATAATTGGAGAGTTTTAAATAAAAATAAATGGTATAAGCATAAACCAAACGTAGAACATTTTATAGATAATTATATTTTGAAAGGGTAACTATATGACTAAAGAGAAAAATAAATATAGCACAATGGGCTTAGTTAGGGTTCGTTTGTGGGAAGAGCTTCAAAAGTATGATGAGAATGGTAAGCATAAGTCTGACGGAGAAGATGTAAAGGGATATGACCTAGGTCGTAGAGACTTGGCTAGAGAACTTTGGAAGTTAATAAAGGAGAATATGAGTGAATAGATTTCTTATAGAAGATTCACCACGAGAAATTGCTAAGTCTCTATGTGACCAACATGTAGTCAAGATGCCATTAGAGGAAGCGCAGATGTTATGTACTTCTTTGTGGCATCATGCACCTGAGTATGCAGAAGAAAAGAACTTATATAAACCTGTACATAAAAAACACCCATGCACGTTATGGGCTATGAAGACTCATTTAAATTATGCTTTTGCTTTTTGTTTGTATAAAGCAATGCTAGACGAGTATACAAATAGATATAAAAAACGACATGGTGCAGGTAAACATTATGATGCTTTGTGGTATGGTACTAATTACATACCGAAAGGTAGAGTAACCAAACACCCACAGTGCTTTAGTGGTCTTGATGAACTAAAGACTGACGAATTCTATCCATTAAAAGCCTACCGACAATTTTATATTGTTGACAAAGCTAGATTTGCTAGGTATAACAATGGTAGAGACAAACCCTCGTGGTTTAACCCCAACTAACAGGCAAAGGAGATACATATGCCATTAGATTTTGTAAATGATAATAACTTACTACTAGATATGCCTACCAAACTAGACTTTGGTGTGCAATTTGAGCCAACTAAGGTTCAAGATAAAAAATACGTTATCAACGACGTTACAGGTGAGTACCTAGGTGTTGTTGGTCACAATTTTAGTTGTGCAGACCATCGCCCTTTCTTTCAGGGTGTAGAAGATGCTATGACGGAGAACTTAGACAACTCTCAACTAGATGATGCCAAGGTAGTGTGGAGAAGTGCTAGGAATAACTCTTGGGGTATGATGGATATTACCCTGCCCAACGTACAACGTACTATTATATCTGATAAGCACCAGACTACTGTAAATCAACGATTTATAGCACTACATGCCATTGATGGCTCGTGTTCTAATCAAGTCTATTATGGTGCGATAGATACGTTCTGTACAAATGGTATGATTACAGGCGACTACGATAAGGTACGTAGAAAGAATAGTTCTAACTTTAGTATGGATAGATTTATAGATGAGCTTAAGAATTCTAGGCGAGACTTCGATACTCAGATGGATACGTTTCAACAATGGGCATTTAGTCCTATTGGTAAGTTTGATATTAAGGCAATGTTAGATACACTAATGGGCTCGGATAGCAAGGCTGAAAAGATGTATACTTTGTACAATCAAGAGGTATCCAAACGAGGTAAGACTGTGTTTGCTTTGTATAGTGCCTTTACTAACTATGCAACTTATGCAGATGAAAGGAATGGGTTTAGAATGAGAAACACTGGTAATGACACACAAGCCCAAACAATGTGGCTTCGTGAGCAGGAAGTAGCCAAGTGGATAGCTAGCCCACAATTTAAACAACTAGAAGCTGCCTAATGACTAAGTATATAAGAGAAGCAACACTTTCCGATGGTAGTGTTTATTATCGTTACAATCCCCCTTCACGTTATGTGGAGGAGGGTATTGTTAAGCGATGTAATTTGGGTACAAATAAGGCAGATGCATTTAGAAAAGGTGCAGAGTTTAATACCTTAATAAATGTTTACGAAAAACAACGTAAATTATTGCCTAATGCAATGAATGATAAAACTTTAACTGGTTTGGTGCGTGATTATTATTTATCGTATGAATTCAATGAGTTAAAAGATGAAACTAAGTCTCAGTATAACTATTTTTTAAATGTGTTAGCAGATACTGTGGTTAATGGTAGGGCTTTGAGACTACATAAATACAATTCTATTACTACAGGTATGGCTAGGACTGCTTATGAAATGTGGTGTAAACGTGGCATACATATGGCAAACCACGTTATGTCTTGTGCAAGAGTTGTGTATTCACACGGAATAAATATGGACTATTGTGAGATAAATCCATTCAGTAATGTTAAAAAACATGCTACAAAATCAAGAGGAGTTGTTTGGACAAGAGATGATATTACACAACTACTTAGTGTGGCATATTCTGACTTCAAGACTAGAAATATAGGGTTAATTGCACAGATGTCTTACGAATGGTGTCAAAGAGTAGGTGATATGCGTTTACTGCAATGGTCTAGCCTTGACTTACCTAGACAAAGAGTTAATATAGAACAGTCTAAACGTAGAGCTAAGGTATTTTTACCTATTGAAGATGATTTATGTGAGATGTTAGTCGAACAAGAGAATGATTTTGGCTTTCAAGAGTGGGTTGTACCTAATCCTGTGCCTAGACGTGGCTCTTACAACCCATATAGCCTATATAAACTGCCTAGACACGCACGTAGGCTTATGAATGAAGCAGGGTTGTCGGCAGACTTAAGATTATCGGACCTAAGACGTACAGGTACGATGGAAATGGTTGATGCAGGGGTTAGTATGGGACAAATTATGTCTGTGACTGGTCATGTCAACCCACAAAGTGTAAAACCTTACCTAAAGAATACATTTGCTAGTGCAAACAATGCATTAAAACTAAGAAAGGAGAATGCGAATGGATAAACCTACTAAAGATGATAACTTTATTGAAGAAATGGAGGAGTTTTTAAAGCTAAATGACGATAATATAGGTCATTTTCATGCAGATAAGTTTTTATTATCTGAAGATTTTGAAATTAGGGGCTTGACAGATGAAGATTTATCATATATAAGACAGTCAGCTGTCCGAGGGTAATATATTAATAATATGAGGGTATGGCAGAGTGATTATGCGATGGACTGCAAATCCATTTATAAAGGTTTGATTCCTTTTACCCTCTCCACATATAATATAGGAGATACATAATGATAATAGCTTGGTGGAGTGCAGGTGTTACAAGTGCTGTAGCAACTAAACTAGCAATAGATAAATATGGCAAGGATAACATATTACCTATCTATTTTCACATTGATTCGGCACACAAAGATAACGATAGGTTTAGAGAACAGTGTGAAGAGTGGTATGGCAGAGAAATATATGTAAAAAAATCGGATAAATATGGCGACCAGTTTGATGTAATTAAAAAAGAAAGATATGTAAATGGTCCAAGTGGTGCAAGATGCACACTAGAACTTAAGAAAAAGATTAGAATTAATTTAGAAAAGAAGCTAGGATATGATGGGCAAATATTTGGCTTTGAGTATTCTAAAAAAGAAATAAACAGGGCTATTAGGTTTAAAGAACAATACCCTAGTGCAAAGCCTTTGTTTCCACTAATAGATAATAAGATGACTAAACCTGAGTGCTTATACTTTTTAGAGCGACAAGGTATAGAAAGACCTCTTATGTATACACTTGGCTATACAAATAATAACTGTATAGGTTGTGTAAAGGGTGGTAAAGGATATTGGAATAAGATTAGGGTAGACTTCCCTGATTACTTTGATAAGATGGTTGAAGCTGAGAGAGATGTAGGTCACTCTTGTATTAGAAATACGTTTTTAGATGAACTAGACCCTGAAGCAGGTAGACATACACCTATGGTAATGCCTGACTGTGGTAACTTTTGTGATATAGAATTTACTAGTATAACACACCCTAGTGTAGATAAAATATATGATAATCCTAGCAAACTTATGGAGATTGCATGAATTTATATGAATACGTACGCGATTTAGATGTACCTATTAATGAGACTATGCGTATAAATTGCCCTATGTGTAACGGTATTAAAACTTTTACTATTACAAACAGTATGGGTACACGTCTATGGAATTGTTATAAAGCATCTTGTGATGCAAAAGGTAAAGCTAGAATGCATATGTCTATGGAAGACATGCGTAAGATAGTTGACTCGCGTAATGGTGTTACAAAAAGAGAAGAAGCTTTTCAATTACCTGAATACATAGTAAAAGAATCTAAATACACTATGTATGATGTAAAAGAAGACAGAATTGTGTATTTAATACATAATGAAAGAGGTGTACTGGTAGATGCTGTAGGTAAATCTCGCAACAAATATAAACTACCTAAATGGAAACGGTATGGGAATAGTAAAGTGCCATACTTTATAGCTATAGATGGCAATGGTACTATCATCACTAGCCCACACGACGCGCCTGATGTGTGTGTTGTTGTTGAGGACTGTATGAGTGCCTTGTCTTGTGCAAAGCGTTACATTCCTGCCGTAGCCATTTTAGGTACAAGTTTGTTGGAAGAATACAAACAGTATCTTAGTACATTTAAAAAAGTTATTATTGCATTAGACCCTGATGCTTTACCTAAGACTATGATTATGGCAAAAGAGTTGCGTGGTTGGGTTGACAATGTAAAAATATTAAGTATAATAGATGACTTAAAGTATGAAAACGCAATAGATATTAACAAACTAAAGGAGATGGCATGGAATTAGCCTTAATAAAAAGTTTAATGGACAAGACCTTCTATGATGACCATAGAGGTGCTAAATGTCCAGACAGACTATTCAGTAAAGATGTGCGTAAAATTAAGTCTACGATAGATAGTGCAATGGGTAAATATGAACGAGATGTTACACCTGATGAAGTTGAAGCATTATTTATATCTAGTAATCCTACTTTGACTACAGCACAGAAAAATAGTTTTATTGTTTTGTTTAAACAGATTAAAAAAGAAGAGACTATGGGTAGTGATGTAGCCCAAGAAGTATTATCTAAATTGTTCCAACAAGTAATTGGAGAAGACATTGCTAACATAGGTTTTGATTATGTAAATGGTACAAAGAATAGTTTAGAACCATTACGCAATATACTTGAACAGTATGGCGATGACTTCACACCTAATTTAAATATAGAATGGGAAGATATATCTATAGAAACACTCTTGTCTAAAAACGACATGGAAGCTAGATGGAAGTTTAATATTCCTATCCTATCTAGAAAGATAGAGGGTGTTAATGCAGGACATTTAATTGAGATAGGAGCTAGACCTAATACAGGTAAGACTTCATTTCATGCTAGTATAATTGCAGGAGTAGGTGGTTTTGCTAGACAGGGTGCTAAATGTGTTATACTATGTAACGAAGAAGCTGCCCATCGTGTCGGTGCTAGATATCTAACTGCGGCATCAGGTATGTCTGTAGGAGAGATTAAGAACAATATGATTAAAGCTAGAGACTTATATAGTCCTGTAAGTGATAACATTAAAATTAAAGATGCTACATCTAGAGATATGTCTTGGGTAGAAAGTGTGTGTAAAACTTATAGCCCTGACATACTTGTATTAGATATGGGAGATAAGTTTGCTAAGATGGGTGGGTTTGCTAGAGCAGATGAAGCCTTGAAAGTAAATGCTATTCAT